CTGCTGCCATTGAGGTCAACGACACCAACGTGACCACGGCCACTTTCCACGGTGTGACCAGCTCCCGCATTGAGTCGTTCGACATGGCGTTGAACAACGAGCTGCTGTACAAGGAAACCGCTTCCAACAAAGAGGTTCTCATCACCAACCGCGCCCCTGGTGGTACGGCTGTGATCGAGGCTCCTGCTGTTGGCACCACCGACTTCTTTGCCAAGGCTGTTGCTTCTGCCACTGGTTCTACCAGCCTCGTGCTGGGCGCCACCGCTGGCAATATCGTGACTGTCAACGCAGCTCAGACCGATATCACCGGTTGCAGCTACGCTGATACTAACGGCGTAATCGCGCTGTCCATGCCGTACCTAGCTCTGCCCACCACGGCTGGCAACAACGAAGCTTCGCTGGTGTTCACCTGATCTCTGTTCATGGCTTTCGTCCTTAAGAAGACTGCTTCCTACAAGTGGGAAGTCAAAGTTGAAACTCCGGTTGACGGGAATCGCTTTGAGACTCAAACGTTTGAAGCAGTCTTCAAGAAGATGAGTCGCTCGGCTTTCAACGATCTCATTGACAAGGGTGATGACGCTCTTGTTGATGGGATCCTTGAAGGCTGGGAGGGCGTCAATGATGAAGAGGGCAAGCCTGTTCCCTTTACGTCAAAGAACAAAAAAGAGCTTTGTGATGATCCCTATGTGATGAAGGCGATCATCCAAGCGTATGCCGACAGCGTGACAGGGGCGCCGGCAAAAAACTAAAAGTCGCTGCTGAGTACTGGGCGAAAGGTGGCGTAGTTGACGAGCGCGAAGCCGACCTGAAGGCTCTTGGCGCAAGTGAGGAGCAGATTGCCGCTGCACGTTTGCAAGCTGTACAACAGGACTGTGAGGTCTGGGAGGAGAACTGGGACATCGTGGTGATGTTCATCCGCATGTCGACGCAATGGCACACGAGCATGGCAGGACTGACAGGATTGAACTACCCGAGTCTTGAATGGCTCTGTAAGCTGTATTCAGTCAAGGATCCTGTCGCTGTCTTTGAGGGCGTGCAGGTGATGGAAATGGCTGCCCTTTCCGTTTTGAATGCGAGCCGCAAATGAGTTCAATCACCTCGGAAATCAAGCTGCGCATCAAGGCTGAGGGCGAAGCGGTCTTCCAAGGTCTCAGCGCGAAGTTAAATAATCTTGCAAATCAAACAACGATATCTTCTGCAAAATTCAAAGTTTTATCAAATGAACTGCGCGATGTTCAAGAAAAAACTGGCGCCAATAGCATAAAAACTCTCAAGGACTATGCCGCTTCTTGGCGTGAGTTGGCGAACAGTGTTGATATTGCAAGCAAAGAATTTAAGGAGGCTACTGCTCAAGCCTCGAAGTTTGAAGCTCAGGCCGCAAAAGCACAAGGACGCCGTGGCGGTGGTGGTGGAGGCAGGATTGGAGCAATTGCAGCAGGCGCTAGCTTTCTCGGACCAGATGAGCTGATTGGTGCTGCTGGTGGCGCTGCGTTGGGAAGCATTATTCCTGGCGCTGGTACTGCTGCTGGTGCAGGTATTGGCGTGGCTGTTGGCAGCATGGTCATTAGACCGTTGCGGCAAGCGTCTGCAGCTATTGCCAACTACAACAACGATCTCAATCTTGCAAAAATAACTCTTGCTCAAGCGTCTAGCAGTCAAGAAGATTATTCACGGAATTTGCAAATTGCAAGAAAAGTTAGCGACGATTACGCGATTTCTCTCAAGGAAACAATTTCCGGTTATGCACAGGTTTCAGTAGCTGCGCGTGCCAATGGATTGAGCCTGAAAGAAACAGAAACGATCTACAGGGGCGTTGTTGCCGCTGGCGTTGCGTTTGGTAAATCTCAAGAAGATATCAATGCAATCGTCCGCGCCACCGTTCAGGTTTTGAGCAAGGGCAAGGTAAGCGCCGAAGAAATGGGCGGCCAGATTGGTGAACGTTTGCCTGGCGCTGTTGCCAAGTTTGCTGCAGCCACTGATCGCACGCTGCCGGAATTGGCAAAAGCTTTTGAGCAAGGCGAAGTGAAAATTGCAGACTTTGTGAAATTCGCCAAGCAGCAATTAGATGATTACGACGAGATTGCCAAGATTATTGGTGATTCGCCGGCAAAAGCAGGTGCCCGTTTGCAAATTGCCTTGGATACTGCAGGTGAAAACTACGGCGGATTCTTTCAAAAGATTGGAGCAGGTCTGCAAGACAGCCTTGCCAAAACAATTAGCTGGGCAAATCAATCAGCCGTGCCAATCAAAAGAGTCGCAACTTTTTTCTTCAATCTTGGTCGCGATATAGTCAAAATTTTGACGGCTATCAGCAAAAAATTGCTCGAATTTGGCAATGGATTTGCAAAAATATTTTACGATTTGGCAACGTTTCTTCCGCGCCAAATAGCTAAAGCATTTGGGACTACGCCAGAAAAAATCTTTGGCAAGGCAATTGGAACACTAAAAGAAGGGTTTAAGCAATACACGTCAAATTTTGCAGATTATTTTCCAACTTTTGAACCAGGTGCTGGTTTGTTTGGCGGTGGTGAAGGGGCAACACCCGGATTAGACACAGAAGGGGCGGCAAATAAAAAAGAGAAAAGAACTAAAAAAATTATTGATCTTACAAATGAACAATTGCAACTTGGCTTGGACACCGTAAACCTTGAACGGCAAGGTTTTGATATTCGCGCCGAATATTCAAAATTTTTGCAACGAGAACTTGATTTGCAGAAGAGGCTTGAACGCGGTCAGATTGGCGTTAATCAAGCAATTCTTGAAGGCGCTCAATCTCAGCAGCAATTAGAGCAAGCAATTGAAAATGCATTTAAAGGATATGGCAAAGACGTGATGAAGGCTCTGGACGAAGAAGCGGAAGCAAGGGCGCAAATTAATATATTAATTTCAGATGCACAATTTAAAACAAAAGTTTTAAATGAAGAAGATCAGAAGCGTGTACAAATTAATCAATATTTGTCGCAAGTTATTGAAAAATACGCCGGAATTTTAAGTTCTGAAGAACTTCTTGAGGCTATTCGTAAAATCAGAGAAGCAATGGAGGGAACTGCAAAGGCAACTGGTAGCTTTGGCGAAAAGGTTGCCAAATCATTTGCTGATGTTGTCAAAAGTTCTGGCGATCTTGCTAATAATCTTGGTACAACACTTGGCAATGCATTTAATGGCCTAGGCGATCAACTTGCTGATTTTGTAACAACTGGAAAAATGCAATTTGCGGATTTTGCGCGATCTGTACTAAATGATCTCGCCAAGATTTTTGTTCGATTTGCATTGTTTCAAACCTTGAAAGCCTTGATTCCTGGCGGTAGCGGACTGGCAAAAGCCTTTGGTTTTGCTTCTGGTGGCATCATGACTCAACAGGGTCCACTTCAATTGCGTCGTTATGCAGCCGGTGGCATTGCAACTAGTCCACAGATGGCTATTTACGGCGAAGGAAGCCGTCCCGAAGCCTATGTGCCGCTACCTGATGGCCGCACAATTCCAGTGACGATGAAAGGCGGCTCGGAGATTGGCAATGTTGTCGTGAACGTAGACGCCAGTGGCTCTAGCGTTGAAGGTAACGGCGGTCAGGCCAACCAGCTTGGCAAGGTAATTGGTGCTGCTGTGCAGGCAGAATTAATCAAACAACGTCGTCCTGGAGGCTTGCTTGCGTAATGGCTACTTTCAACGACGCCACTGTTGGCACCAGCACCGGTGGCACCACGCCTGACTTTGGCGTTCAAAAGCAATCACAACCTGTTGTCAATGCCGTCAAGTTTGGCGATGGCTACGAGCAGCGTGTTCAATTTGGCATCAACCAAAATCCCAAGAAGTGGGATCTGACGTGGAGTGCTAAGAGCAATACCGACGCAACAGCGATTGAAGCGTTTTTTGATGCTCGCGGTGGCACAGAAAGCTTTGACTGGACGCCGATTAATTCTGCGACTGCATACAAATGGGTGTGCAGATCTTGGAATCGCAGTTTTGATCTTGCAGACATCAATACGATTACTGCCACATTTGAGCAGGTATTTGAAGCATGACGACACCAACGTCAATTCAAACCGAGATCCAAAAGCTGGATCCGTCAGCCATTATCGAGCTGTTCCAACTGCGGCTCACGTTGGCGGTTAACGGCATTGATACCACCTTTTACTACCACGCTGGCACCAACGCCCTGACTGGCAACGTGGTGTTCCAAGGCATCACCTACAGCGCCGCACCAATCGAAGTAGATGGTTTCGAGCTGACTTCAAAGGGTACGTTGCCGCGTCCCACCATGCGGATTGCCAACGTCACTGGCGCGATCTCGGCATTGCTGCTGACCTACAACCCGCTGCAGGCCAAGGTCACGCGCATTCGCACCTGCAAAAAATTCCTTGATGCCGTCAACTTCCTTGGTGGCGTCAACCCAACTGCCGACCCAACCGCCAAGTTCGAGGATCAGGTCTGGTACATCGACCGTGTATCAAAGGAAAATATCCAGCTTGTCGAATTTGAACTGGTCAGCAAACTAGACCTGACCAACCTGCAGCTCCCTGGCCGGCAAGTGCAGGACTACTGTCCATGGGTGTATCGCGGCGTCGAATGTACCTACAACGGCACCAGTTGCTTTGACGTGAACGATAATCCGACGACCGCTGCCAACGATGTCTGCGGCAAGCGCTTTAATAGCTGCAAAATCCGTTTTCAGTCACAAGGTATTTCGAGCTATCCGCATGGTGGTTATCCTGGCTCCCGCATCCAGATCTGAGGCTGAACGGCACGCCAAGTCGGCAGCGCCCTGCGAAGCCTGCGGCGTGGTGATTCAAACGCCAACGGGACAGATGTATTGGCCGTGCCGCAATGTTTGCGAGCAGCCGGAGCAGCATTTTGTCATGCATCCCCGCGACTACTACCGTGCCTCATTGAATGGTGAGGTGCTTGCTGTTGTCCATAGCCACCCCAAAGGCGGTCCAGCCAGCGAACTTGACCAGCGTGCCTGCCTGCAAAGCGGGGTGCCGTGGCTGATCTACTGCCTGCCGGAGGATCAATGGCTGACTATCAATCCCTGATCGATCTGGAGTGGAACGACGAAGGGCGTGACTGCTACACGATGGT